ATGGCTGAGTACAGGGGCAAAACTGTAACTCTAAATAAACCAAGGAGAATCTCCAAGGGTTCTCCTGGGTTTGGTAAAAAAACTAGAGAGGTTTTTGTAAGAGTTCCCGCTTCTGGCAAGATAAAACGTGTGACCTTCGGTGATCCAAATCTAGGCGCACATCCTAACAATCCAAAAAAACGTAAAGCCTATTGCGCTAGAAGTAAAAATCTAGGCGACGATAGGACTAAAGCTAATTATTGGTCAAGGAGACAGTGGAGATGTTAAAAAAAATTAGCAAAGTATCCAAAGAACTTAACAAAGCATCTAGGATGCACAAAAAACAATCAAATGTTTTAAAGAAGTTAGTCACAGGTGCCAAAAAGAAAAAACCAAAAAGCACAAATAGAAAGAAAACAAGAGGTAAGAAGAAATAATGGCAAAGAAAGCAAAAAGTGGCGGAAAGATTTGTCCAGAAGGAAAAGCTTGGGCAAAACGTACTTTTGATACATATCCTTCTGCGTATGCAAATATGGCCGCATCTAAATATTGTAAAGATCCAAACTATGCAAAAGGCTCTAAGAAAAAAAGAGTAAAAAAAGCAGGCGGTGGATTAGTCTTTAACGTGAGGGGTCAGGGCAGAGTTATGTCCGATAGGATGAGATAATGGGCCAACTAAAACAGTGGAGAGAACAAAACTGGGTTAGGATTGGATCAGATGGTTCTATCAAGGGACCGTGTGGAACAAGCAAAAACAAAAAGAATCCAGATAGGTGTTTGCCAAAAGCTAAAGCTCAAAGTCTAACAAAAGCAGAACGTGCAAAAACAGCTCGTAAAAAGAAATCTGCTGGTGCAAAAGGCAAGACTGTTGTAGCAAACACTAAAAAAGCAAGAGTTTCAATGGCAACAGGAGACGTTGCACGTATACAAAATAAGGCAAATAAAAAGAATGGATTCATAGCTAGAGGGTGTGGTAAAGTTATGAACAATCGTCGTAAAGTGACGACTATATCTTAGGAGAATAAAATGGCTACAAAAGCAGATAAAGAAATGGAAGCTAAATTAAAAGCTAGGCAAAATGCAAAAGTAAGGCCAGATGAGCCTGTTGAAGCAACAAGAATTTATTTAAACATGCCTAAGAAAAAGGCTGCAAAACCAGCTGCGAAAAAACCAGCTGCTAAGAAAAAAGCAACTAAAAAAAAGTAGAGGTTTAAATGTATAAAAGAACAAAAGGTTATGCCGCAGGCGGTCAAGTCAAAAATAAAGGCATGCGTAAAGGTGGCGTGACTACCAAAGGTATGAAAAAAGGTGGCGTAACCACTAAAGGTATGAAAAAAGGTGGTGTTTACAGCACTAAAGGTATGAAAAAGGGTGGCCCAATGAAATCTAAAGGATACAAAAGGGGCGGGAAAGGTAAGCCATAGGTGGCTTATTTACAAAGCAACATCCCACATTTCAAATGTTGGGTCAGAAGAGAATACACACACAACCACGAAAAATATCATGGCGAGTTTCTACATGCTATGGTTGTCGCTGTTACAACTATGCCGTGTCGTTGTTTAAGTTTTCAAGTAATATTTACAGGTATAGAAGCTGAAGGCGAAGAAGAAGATACGGTTCACGGGGGCGCTATGTGGGCTAGGATGCCAATTACAGCTCTTGTAGGCGATACACCTTTTGAACAGTGGCCAGAGCCAATGGCTGTTCACGATGCCCAACCTTGGGATTGCTCCTCTCACCATCATGCAGTTTACGTTATAGATAGGGCAACACCTTGTCCCTGGATGGCAAAAATAGATGGCAATATGTATCCAGCAAAATATTTATTTACTGTGGATTATGCAGAGAACGAAATAGCAGACGATCCAGCACAACATAAACAAAGTCATGTCTTAGAACTTTTAGATGCTGGAGAGTGGACTGGCAATATAGTTGCACTCCCAAACAATCGCGTAAGAGTTACACATCCAGCTTGGTTTGAAACTGGTAGTGGCGCACCTGATTTTAGACCATCCGCACATATACATTATTCAAAGTCTGATTTAGACTATACCTTGGACGTAAACAGAATTTTTGATAATCTATATGCAGAGGATGAGTAATGGCACTTTCAGGAAGCACTAATTTTGAACCAAATGTAACCGAGTTTATAGAAGAGGCTTTTGAGCGTTGCGGTATAGAACTAAGGACAGGTTACGATCTTAAAACAGCAAAAAGATCTATTAACCTTATGTTGGCAGAATGGGCTAACAGAGGTTTGAACCAATGGACGATTGAACAAACTACACAAGCACTAACAGAAGGCACTTCTAGTTATTCTCTCAATTCTAATGTCATTGATATATTAGATATGTCTTTGCGAAGAACAACAAACAACGAAACAACTGATACAAGTATGAGCAGAATTAGTCGTGCTGAATACTTGAATATACCAACTAAAGATACCAAAAGCAGACCATCTCAGTTCTTTTTTGACAAGCTGACTACGCCTGTAATAAAAATATGGCCAGCTCCTGAAAATTCTACTGACGTATTATTATTTAATAAAATAGTACGTATGGATGATGCTGATACAGCTATAAATACTGTTGATATGCCTTTTAGATTCTATCCTTGTTTTGCTGCTGGTCTAGCATATTACATATCTCAGAAAAGAGCGCCAGAACGTACACAAATTTTAAAAGCTGCATATGAAGAAGAATTTAGAAGAGCAGCTGACCAAGATGAGGACAGAGCATCTTTTCGTATAAAACCATCTATGAGGAGTAGTTATTAGTGGCTTATGCTCTTGGAAAATTTGCAAAAGCTATTTGTGATAGATGTGGCTTTGAATATAAATTACACGAACTACGCGAAGAGTGGAATAATCTTAAAACATGTCCAGATTGTTTTGAGCCAAAAGCTCCGCAAATAGATCCAAGACCAGTTGTATCTGATCCAGAGGCTTTATACAAACCAAGACCAAATAATGATTTAGAAGTTGGTGAGGGTTTTGTAGTAGTGTCAGATCCGAGTAATTTTAGTTCATCAAGTATCAATTCATTTGCAATGAACTCTTCAATATTGGGTTCTAATTTTTCAACTCCTAAAATGACAGCATCTTTAGGAACAGTTACAATCACAACATGACTTATACTGAATTAACTACTTTGATACAAAGTTTTCTTGATAATAATGAAAGCACTTTCAATACAACGCTTCCAGATTTTATAAAGAACGCTGAAGATCGTATATTTAATTTAGTACAAGAAGATTTCTTTAGGAAAAATGTGACAGGTGGTTTAACGACGGGTAGCCGTTTTTTAACTTGTCCAACAGACTTTGTTCTGAGTTTTTCGTTAGCAGTAATTGATAGTTCAAGCGATTATCATTTTCTGGATAAGAAACACCCCAGTTTTATGCAGGAGTTTACTCCCGATATAACTGATACCAGTCTGAGAGGGCTGCCTAAATACTACGCTGACTTTGATAAAGAATATAGTACTTCTTCAAGTTCTGGTTCTACTATCGTAGTCGCGCCATTACCAGATGCAGACTACTCAGTAGAATTGCATTATTTATATAGACCAAATAGTTTGGTTACAAATACAAGCGGTACCTGGCTTTCAAACAACGCTAGAGACGCCTTGCTTTATGGCTCATTAGTCGAGGGTTATACTTTTATGAAGGGTGAACCAGATTTACTTGCAACTTACGAAAATAGATTCCAACAAGAAATTGCCAGATTAAAAAATAGAGCAGAAGCTAGAGGAAGACGAGATGAATATCGTTATGACTCACTTCGCTCTAATGTAAGTTAAAAGGAGAAAGTATGAAGCCTATCAAGAAACTTGAGGGCAAGACTGTAGCCATCGTAGGTATGGGACGTAGTTGGTTCGACTACAATCTTGCTAAATCACACGGAGTACATTTTGACGAAGTCTGGGCAATCAATGCCGTGGCTGACGTCATATTTCACGACAGAATCTTTATGTTAGATCCAGCTAGTCGTTTTTTTGACAGCGACGATGCAGGTGGACAAACGGAGTCAATGAAAAAAATACTCAAAACACATGAAGGACCAATATATACATGTCAATTAGATGAAAGGGCAAAAGGACTAGTCCTTTACCCAGTAGAAGAAGTGGTGCGAGATTTGAATTGCTACTATCTTAACAATACAGTTGCATACGCTATAGCTTTTGCACTTTGGAATAAGGTAGGATGCTTAAAAATGTTTGGAGTAGATTTTACTTATTCTGGTAATTTGTACTTTGCAGAGTCAGGCAGAGGGTGTGTTGAGTTTTGGTTATCAAAATGCCAAGGTGCGGGTATGCAAGTGGAAGTAGCTAATTCGTCTACTTTATTAGACACTTCGATACCTGTAGAAGATAAATTGTATGGTTACCATCGTTTAGACGATCCTAAAGTTATCGTACACGATCAAGAAAACAAATTACGTGTTTTTGACAGAAGTCAAATTGAAGGAAAAATAGATGAAGAACAAAAACCTGTTCTTATGGACCGATATGATACACATTTGAAAGAAACAAAAGCGGGGGATCCTAAAGTATGGTAGATGAGATAACACCAGGAGCAATACCCAGTTTAGGCATTATTGAAGCGCAAACCTCTAATTTTGGTGGACACCCGCCTGAGTTTTGGGCAGATCGTATAACAGAAAAAATAGTTAGCGTATCTGATGACAACGAACCACATATTAAAGAGCAAGCTAGGGCTTATAAAGAAGCAATTAGACAGGTGTGTTTAATTTATATAAAAAATGCTATAAAATCCTATAAAGCTACCTTGATTCAAGAGCTGATCAAAGCTGGAGAGGAGGATGTAGCTAAAATTGTAAAAAGGATATAAATATGGCTATCACATCAACATTAACAACCAGCTTTAAAAAAGAGCTGCTAGAGGCTGTCCATAACTTCAAAAACTCAGGTGGAGATACTTTTAAACTTGCTTTATATACAAGTTCAGCAACTTTAGGTGCTACTACCACTGCGTTTACAACAACTGGGCAAGCATCAGGAACTAACTACACTTCTGGTGGAGCTAACCTTACTAGAGTAGACCCAACTTCAAGCGGTACAACTGGTTTTACAGATTTTGCTGATTTGACGTTTGGAACAGCTACTATTACTGCTAGAGGTTGTATGATATACAATTCAACTGATAGTAATAAATCTGTTGCTACAATAGATTTTGGTGGGGATAAAACTTCTACTGCTGGAGATTTTACCGTAGTTATGCCTGCGGCAGCAGCAAGCACAGCTATCATCAGAATAGCTTAAACTACAAATGTCAGGTTGGGGTCGTTCCACATGGGGATCAGGTCCTTGGGGCGAACCTGCATCTGTACCTATAAGCTTCACCATATCAGGTGTAGCTGGCACTTCTGCGTTAGGATCAGTCAGCGTTGACGCTGAAGCTAACGTAACACCATCTACTTTAGTTGCTACTTCTGCTGTAGGATCTGTAAGTATAGTTGCTGAAGCTAATGTAGTCCCTACTGGACAAGTAGGTACTGGGGCAGTAGGCACACTTACTTTTGATTGTGAAGCTAATGTAACACCAACAGGCCAAGCAGGGACATCTGCTGTTGGTTCTATATCTATTGATGGAGAGGCAAATGTGTCTCCTACAGGACAATCAGGAACTGGCGCACTAGGATCTGTAACAACAGATGCTGAAGCTAATGTCGCACCATCTGGACAATCTGCTACAAGTGCTTTAGGCACACCTTCTATAGATGCAGAAGCAAACGTAACCCCTACAGGCCAATCAGCAACGGGATCAGTTTCTGGAGTTGGTGTTAATGGTCAAGCAATAGCGACAGCTCCTAGCGCCGTCGCAACTTTAGGTTCTGTATCTGTTGATGTAGATGGTGAAGCAAATGTACCAGTATCTGGTCTTAGTGCTACAGCATCTGTAGGTTCTGTAACAATACACCATAATGAAGTATTTACACTAGATGGTGTGTCTGCCGCAGCATCTGTTGGTTCTTTAACTGTAGTTGCTAAAGCAACAGTATCTATAACAGGTGTTTCAGCTACTGGAGAAGTAGGAAATCCTTTTGTTTGGAGTTTGATTGACGAGTCACAAACACCTAATTATAGCGATGTTACAGATACACAAACACCAAATTACACCACCATAGATGATAGCCAAACCCCTAACTGGGAAGATGTTGCTTAACTATGCAGAAGAAAGGTAATATAATCAATTGAACGGAGATATAAATGGCTACTTATGTAAATGATTTAAGACTTAAAGAAATAGCTACTGGTGATGAGTCAGGGACTTGGGGAACTTCAACAAATACAAATTTGGAATTGATTGGTGAAGCTCTAAGCTTTGGAACAGAAGGTATTACAACTAACGCAGATACACATACTACTACAGTTGCAGATGGAGCAGCTGACCCAGGTAGAGCTATGTATTTAAAATACACAGGCACACTAGATTCGGCCTGTACGATTACGATTGCACCTAACACTATAAGTAGGATGCACTTTATAGAGAATGGCACTACTGGTTCTCAAAACATCATAATTTCACAAGGCACAGGAGCTAACGTAACCATACCAGCTGGCGATACTAAGGCAGTTTATCTAGATGGTGCTGGTTCTGGAGCAGCAGTAGTAGACGCTTTTGCTAGTCTTTCTACAGTAGACCTAAAAGTACAAGACGATTTAACAGTTACAGATGATCTTATAGTTGGTGGTGATATAGACCTAGAAGGTGCTATAGATGTAAATGGTACTACTAACTTAGACGTAGTAGATATAGATGGTGCTGTTGATATGGCTTCTACACTACAAGTAGATGGAGCTATAACAGGTTCAAGCACAATCAATGGTGTAGGTATATCTTCTAATATTACTAATTTTTCCCAAGGTATACTTATCAGTAATGATGCTGGTACAGGTACACTTGATGGTGCTTCTAACAATACAGGATTAGGTTTTGAAGTATTTGATGATTTAACAAGTGGCGATCAAAATACAGGTGTTGGTGTTCAGGCATTAGCCAAAGTTACTACTGGCTCAAACAATAATGCTATTGGTGAAACAGCTTTATTTACTAATACTACAGGTGGTAATAACGTTGCTATGGGCAGAGCTGCTTTAGAGAGCAATACGACAGCAGATAATAATACAGCCATAGGACACCAAGCACTTAAAGCGAACTCAACAGGTGCTACAAATGTTGCAGTTGGTAGTTCAGCTTTACTAGCCAATACAACAGCTTCTAACAACACAGCAGTAGGAGCATCAGCTTTAGCAGCAAACACTACAGGCTCTGCAAACGTAGCAGTTGGTTCTTTTGCTTTAGATGCAGCTACCACAGCACTTAATAATACAGCTATAGGACATATTGCTTTAGGAGCTACAACAACAGGCGCAAACAATACTGGAGTGGGTGCTTATGTTATGCAAGCCAATACCACAGGTGCTAATAACGTAGCGGTTGGATATGCTGCTTTAGATGCTAATACTACAGCAGCTTCAAACACCGCAGTAGGATATAACGCTTTAACAACAAATACTACGGGTGCTCAAAATACTGCAATAGGCAGAAATGCTTTGGATGCTAATACAACTGCGGGAAATAACGTAGCAGTTGGTTATGAAGCTATGACAGCAAATACCACAGGAACAGCAAATGTAACAGTTGGTGCTCATGCTATGCAATCTAACACAACAGCAAGTAACAACACAGGACTCGGTTATTTTGCTTTAGCAGCAAACACTACAGGTGCACAGAACACGGCTGTTGGTGCTAACGCAGGAGATGCAATAACAACTGGTTCTAATAACTCCGCAATAGGCTTTGAAGCACTTGGTAAATTAACAACTGGTACTGACAATACTGGATTGGGTAGAGCAGCAGGACTTGATACTACAACTGGAACTGGAAACACAGCAATAGGTGTAGAAGCACTAGAAAACAATACTACTAGTAGTGAGAACACAGCAGTAGGTAAACATGCAGGTAGAGATATTACTGGTGCTAATAATGTAGTGATAGGAGTTAATGCGGGTCATGATGCTTTAACAACAATAACTACAGGAAGTAACAATATAGTTCTTGGTAATAATTCAACTAGTGTCTTTGAAACAAAAGTTTCTTTAACTGTAGGTTCTGATGAAAGAGATAAAACAGATATAGAAACTTTACCTGATAATGCGGGTTTAAATTTTGTAAATCAAATGCGACCTGTAACTTATGTTTGGGATAATAGAACTAATTATTACTCACATGAACATGAGAAGTATGGTGAAAGAGATCATAGTAAAAAATCATCAGACAAACAATTAGGTTTCATAGCACAAGAAATTAAAGTGATAGAAAATTCAATAGGTTGGACTGATGACCATGTTGTTAATACCTCTAATTCACTATCTTATAAATTGATGGAAACTCAATTAATACCAATTCTAGTTAAGGCTTTACAAGAAGCTGATGATAAAATAGATGCGTTGACAACTAGAGTCACGACATTAGAAGGATAAGGAGTAAAAAATGGCAGTAACAAAAGCAATAACAAAATGTACCCCATACGTTAATAGCAGTAGCAAGGTTGATAAATGGGATATAGAAATGACTTATGAAAACGATAGTGAAGGTGATGCGACTTATTATACATCTACTTTTTCTACGTTTGTTGAACAGTTAGACCGAGATGGTAATGCTAACTTTACGCTCAAAGCTAAAAGCAGTTGGACAAATGCTAACCTAGTAGCTATCTGTCCTGTATCAGAGTGGGATGCAGTATTTGCTAGTCAGGTAGATAGTGTAATTACTAACCCACCAGCAGAAAGTACACCAGACCAAGCGTTTAGCGTACCTAGTTAATGGCAGAAGTCACAGTACAT